CAGATATGCCGTTTAGATTCTTTCCATGTATGGTATCTGGATTAGCTTTCTACTTATCACAAAAGATTGCACCTGATAGAATACAAGCATTAAAATTATTATACGAAGATGAATTAAAAAGAGCATTAGAAGAAGATGGCCAGAGAACATCTGTTTATATCACTCCTAATGTTTATTACCCACAAGGATCATAATGGCGTACGCAAAAGGTAAATACTCGCAATCAATATCTGATAGATCAGGCCAAGCTTTCCCTTATAGAGAAATGGTAAAAGAATGGAACGGTTCTTGGGTACATACATCTGAGTTTGAAGCTAAACATCCTCAACTAGATCCAAAGCCACACATGGCGGATCCTCAAGCATTATGGAATGCTCGACCACAAAGGTCTGCACCAGTAACAGTTTATTTAGATCCTCAATATTGGGATGGTCAATTTACATCAGATGGAATGCAACCTTCTACATCACCTCTTGAAGAAAATAACAAGAGACAAGTTGGAACAAGAGTTGGTAACGTAACAGTGGTAATATCATAATGGCAATAAGTTATTCAGATTTTTTAACACAAGTAAGAAATTACACAGAAGTAGATAGTAATGTTTTAACAGATTCAATAATCCAAGAATTTATTAGAAGTGTTGAGTTATCTATTGCAGGTGCGGTAGACTATGATGATTTAAGAAAATATTCTACTTCAAACTTTACAGCTAATAACAGATATGTTTCTTTACCAGGTGATTTAAGTATAATAAGATCTGTTCAAGTAATCGATGGAAGTGGGAATAGAACCTTTTTAGAAAAAAGAGATACAAGTTTTATATCAGAGTATAATAATGATGGAGCAACAGGTACTCCTAAGTATTGGGCTAATTGGGACGACTTTAATTTATTAGTAGCGCCCATTCCTAGCTCTGCTCTTCAAATTCAAATAAATTATATTACAGATCCACCAAAATTTACTTCTACAAACACTACTTTTATTTCTAAGTATCAAGAATCAATGCTCTTGCATGGCGTTTTAACTGAAGCTTTTAGATATTTAAAAGGTCCTATGGATATGTACAACCTTTATGAAAAGAAGTATAATGAGGAAATACAAGCGTTTGCTCTTCAACAAATGGGAAGAAGAAGACGTGATGAATTTGATGATGGTGTGCCACGGGTACAAGTTCCCTCACCGTCACCATAAATATTAAAGGAGAAAAATTATGGCAATAACACAAGCAGTATGTAATTCTTTTAAGAAAGAATTATTAGATGGTGTACATGATCTTGATACAGGTGGAGACGCTTTTAATCTTGCATTGTACACATCAGCAGCAACTATTAACGCAGCAACAACATCTTACACAACAGGTAATGAAGTTTCTGATTCAGGACAATATACAGCCAAAGGCTCACAACTACAGTCTCAAACAACATCAGTAGCATCTGGTGTAGCAATTGTTGATTTTGCAGATCTATCGTTTACAGGTGTAACTTTAACAGCTAGAGGTGCTTTGATTTACAATAGTACAGACGGTAAAAAAGCAGTTTGTGCTTTAGATTTCGGTGGTGATAAAACTGCAACATCTGGAACATTTACAGTTCAGTTCCCAGCATTCACAACTTCCGCTGCAATTTTGAGAATATCGTAAACTAAAAAGGAGTGTAAATGGCCCTTGTTGTAAACGACAGAGTCAAAGAAGAGTCTACAACTACTGGAACAGGAACACTTACCTTAAGTGGAGCTGTCGCCGGTTTTGAAACATTTTCAAGTGCTATTGGTAATACTAATACAACTTATTATGCAATTCAAAACCAGGACGTTCCTACTGAATTTGAAGTAGGTCTTGGAACAGTAGCGGCTGGAACTTTAGCTAGAACTACAATCATATCATCATCAAATAGTGACAGTGCAGTAAATTTTTCTGCAGGCACTAAGGATGTATTTTGTACTCTTCCTGCATCCAAAGCAGTTATACTAGATTCAAGTGGAAACATTGTTGCAAACAATGGTTCTAATTTAACAAATTTAAACGCAGATAATTTAGCAAGTGGTACAGTTCCCGATGCAAGGTTTCCTGCAACACTTCCTGCAGCAAACGGAAGTAACCTAACAGCACTTAATGCAACACAATTAACTTCTGGTACAGTTCCAATTGCTAGAATAGATTTAGATTTGTTAACTGTAACTTCAAATGATGCTAATGCTGATTTTTTTGCAGTAATAAATTCTGCAGGAGCTCAAACAAAAATAACAAAAGGCAGTATTAATAACTCAGGTTTCAATAATGACAGTGGGTTTATTGATGGTTCTTCTTTAAATGCAGATAACTTATCTTCAGGCACAGTACCGTCAGCTAGAGTATCTGGTGCGTACACAGGAATTACACAAACAGGAACACTTACATCTTTTACATCTACAGGAATAGATGACAACGCAACATCAACAGCTATTACTATAAATAGTAATGAGAATGTGTTAATTGGCGGAACAAGTGAAAGTGCATTAGATGGTGTTTCTGGAATTGTTGTGGGTTCAAATACAGCTTCTTCAGCAGGTATCGCATTTGAAAATTCTGCTCATTCTTATTTAATATATAGTGGCTCAAGTAATGACAGTTTACTTTTTTATGATTCTGCAAATGATACAGAACGTATGCGTATCAACTCATCTGGCAACGTAGGTATTGGTACAAGTTCTCCAGAAAGCACACTTCATGTAGAGGGAACATCTGATTTGCAATCTCCAATTAAAGTTAGAGCAGCAAGTACAAGTGGTCTTACATTAATATCTGATAGATATTTAGAAAATGAAAGTTTTTCTAATATTGGTCTTGCACATTCTGGTGGTGCTTTAGTTTTAGGCTCATTTGTTAAACCAAGCGATAGTTCAGAAAGTGATGCTACAGGATATTTATCTAGTTTTGATGGTAGTTCTATTAAAAGAAGTGCAATTAAAATTGATGGAGTTAATGGAGAAATTAAATTTTTAACAACTGATACATCTGCAACTGTAGCAGTAGATACAGCAGTTGCTATGACAGAACGTATGCGTATCGATAGTTCTGGTAATGTTGGTATTGGTACAAATTCTCCTGCAAATAAACTTACATTAGCTGAAAATGATAGCAACACAGTTATAACAAATGGAAGTAGTAATTTAGAACTATCAAATATTAATGGTACTAATAATACTTATAGCAGAATGATTTTTAACGATACAGCAGGTGGAGCAGGTGCAGGTATTTTTGGAGTTAAATTAACAGATACCACAAATAATTATGGTCAATTTGAATTTTGGACTAGAGGTTCAAGTACTGCTGATACAAGAATGGTTATTGAACCTAATGGTAACGTAGGAATTGGTACAGTTAGTCCTTCAGAATTACTTAACATTGTAGGAGGTGTAAGTGAAGCTAGAGTAAGATTTGATCAAACAAGTGCGGAAAGAAATAATTTTGTAGGATTATTAGGAGATGCGGATCAATTAGCAATATCTGCTGATGAAAGTAATCTTGGAGGTGACTCACACATTGTATTTAGAGTCGATGCATCAGAACGTATGCGTATCGACAGTTCTGGAGATGTAGGTATTGGTACAACTTCTACAAACTTAAACTCATTTAATAAAGCCGTAACTTTATCTGGAACAACTAATGCAGGTTATGAATTAGCAAAAGGTTCAACATTACATGGTGCGTTTGCATTACAAGGAGATAACAGAGTTCAATTAATAAATTTTCAAGATGCAGATTTAACTTTTAATACTGGAACAGGTGCTACAGAAAGAATGAGAGTAGTTCATTCAACTGGAAATGTAGGTATTGGTACAACTTCTCCCTCTCAAACATTGGATGTTAGCGGAGCAGGAGCACGTATTTATATAACAGGTGCTAATGAAGATATTAGTATGGATAATAGTGCTAATGGACAAATTTCTATAGATGGTAATGGTTATAACGCTGGAATTGCGTTAGATGCTGATGCAATGAACATTTATACAAACTCAGCATCAAGAGATGTTGTTTTAGGTGTTAATGAAACTGAAATTTTAAGAGCAAAACCTGCGGGTGTAGATATTACTGGAATAGTTACAGCAGCTCAATTAAATTTAGATGGCGGTGGTGATATACATTCAACAATAGACACATCTAGTATTAATGTAGCAGGTGGCACAAACAGTAATGTTGGAGCTAATATTTCAGTTTATGGTAGTACTCATGCTTCACTAGCAAATGTTGTTAGATTTAGAGCAAGTGCTAGTGAAACTATGCGTATCGACAGTTCTGGTAATGTTGGGATTGGTTTAACTTCTCCAGCATTTCCATTAAACGTAGCTACTCCATCAACAGACGGAGTTACTGCTTTATTTGGTGCAGCTGTATCTCCAAATGCAGCTGGAACATATCTTGGTTTTGATGATAGTGATGCAACTGCAGTACTTGGTGTTTATTATGCATCAACCGCTTATCCTGTTTTAGAAATTACAAGATCCACTAGAGTAGCTTCATTTACAACAGGTTTGAATGTTACTGGTGCAATTACTGCAACTGGCGATATTACTGCGTTTTATACTTCTGATAAAAATTTAAAACAAAATATTGTAAACATTGATAATTCTTTAGACAAAGTTTCTAAATTAAATGGTGTTTACTATAATTGGACAAAAGAAGCTTTAGAAAAAAATACACATCTAAAAGATGAAAAAGAAGTTGGGGTAATTGCACAAGATGTAGAAGCAGTGTTACCTGAACTTGTAGCAACGAGAGAAGATGGATCTAAAGCAGTTAGATATGAAAGACTTTGTGCAGTATTAATTGAATCTATCAAAGAACTTAAAAAAGAAATAGAGGAGTTAAAAAAATAATGAAGTTTATTTTAAATAAAAAACAACAAGGAGAACAATCATGTCAATAACATACGAATGGTCTTTTCCTAACTTTGAATGTGATTCAGAGAATAAGGTAAAGACAATACATTGGAGATATACAGCAGTAGATGGAGAACATTCTGCATCTATGTATGGCTCTTGTGCAGGTTCAGAAGGTATGGATTTTGATGCTATGACGAAAGAGCATTGTATTAGTTGTGTAACAGTGAATGACCAATCTGAAGCTGATATGCAATCTAATCTTGCTAGTCAAATAGAAGCACAAAAAAATCCTGCTACTGTGTCAAAAACAAAGGAGTTTTAAATGAAATTTACTTTTGATAATAAAGAATATGATACAGATGATTTATCTCCACAAGGAAAACTTTGTGTAGATAAATTACAAAATATTGGTGTTCAAAAACAACAGATTTCAATGCAGTTAAATGATTTAACAGTATTGCAAGCACACTATTCTGATTTACTAAAAAAAGAATTACCTCAAGAAGAAGAGAAAAAAGAAAACAAAACAGGAGCCTAGACTATGGCTTTTGGGATAACTACATTTGCAGAAAGTCCTTTTGCAGCTACGGGTTCAACTAGCATTAATGTACAAGTAACTGGTCAAAGTTTAACTGTTATTACTGGAAATGAAGATGCATTTGGTAATGCAAATGTCCCTGTCACAGGTATTTCTATTTCTTCTAACATAGGACAAGTAGGTATTTTCGCAGGTGTTAAAGTTAGTGTAACAGGTATATCCTCTACGATAAGTGTTGGAACTGTTTTAACAACTGCAAATGCAGAGATAACTGTAACTGGAAATAGTTTAAGCTCTGTAATTGGAACGGCAACTTTAGATGCAAACACATTAGTAGATCTCACTGGTCAGTCTTTATCTTCAGAAGTTGGTCAAGTAGACCCTTCTCCAGATGCCGCGGTAACTGGAGTGGGTATGACTGCAACTGTTGGTGTAGGATCCGTTGTTGTTGGAACTGCCAATATTGATGTTACAGGAGAATTATTAACAGCAGGAATAGGAAGTTTAACCGTAACAGCAGATGCTAATACAAATATTAGTGGTGAATTATTATCTATAGCTCAAGGTAGTGTTGTTGCATCTGCAAATGCAGATGTTTCAGTTACTGGTCAAGAATTGACCATGCAAGAAAATACTCCATCTATTACTGGAGATGCAAATGTTCCTTTGACAGCTTTACCTATGACAGCCAATCTTGGTACGGCTGTTTTAGATGCAAATACTTTAGTAGATTTAACAGGTCAAGAATTAACAACTGCTGTCGGTCAAGCAGAAGCGGATGATGCAAGTGCAGAAACTACAGGAGTATCCGCTACTATTTCAACAGGATCTGTAAATGTTACAGCTTGGTCTCAAATAAATCTTGGTGTTACTAACGTGTGGACTGAGGTTGATAAAGCAGCTTAATATAGATATAATAAAAATATGCCATCAAGTTATTCAGAATTAGGTTTAGAGTTAATGGTCACAGGGGAAAACTCTGGGACATGGGGCGATAAAACTAATACAAATTTAAATTTAGTTCAACAAGCAATTGCTGGATATCAAGAAGTATCTATTTTAGGAGGAGCTCAAACAACTGCTCTTGCTATGACGGATGCTACTTTATCTAATGCAAGAAATGCTGTTATAAAATTTACAGGAACAATTACAGGTAATCAAATTGTAACAATTCCTGATTCAATTGAAAAAACTTATACTTTAATAAATGGTACATCGGGAGCTTTTACAGTACAATTTAAAACTGTTTCTGGAACAGGTTTTACTTTCGGGACTGCAGAAAAAAATACTGCATTAG